ATCGTCGCGATTCTCGTCGGGGACGTACTCCACATTCCCACTTGCCGCCTCGCTTTGGTTGGCGCGAATCATCACCGATATTGTATTGGAACCAAAACCCAACTCAACGGTCTTGCCCGCCGAGGTTGCGACTTGCGCTCTAGTAGCTGCCATAGTTTAAGCCTCCTGTGTTTCGTTGTAGTACCACGCGCCGAGAACAACCCGCGCGCGGAAATCTGCGACGAGGCGCGAATTGTCAACACTCGCGGGAGCCTCGCCTTGAAAGATGATTACAGGCGCGACGCCACCCGCGACAAGCGCGGCGGTGTCTTGCATCGTGCGCCAAATCGCGGCTCGTGCGTCCGCGAAAGAATCAGCCGCGAGGGAATCGACGTCACACACAATGCGGACACCGACGCGCACCTCGCAACAAACAAACTCGCCGCTTTCGCCGTTGACAAGTGTACCCTCGTCAGGCTCGGCAGTGATATGCACATACGCGCCGTCAACTGGAACGGCGTCAAAGCGGAGAAGCGCGGGGAATACAGTCAATGCGGCGTCAGCATACACGGCATCCCGCAACCGCGCAAGCATGGTGTCAAGGCAATTTTCGAGAGTGGTCATAGGTAGATATTCCCCTCGTTTAATTTGCGTTGGATATAGGTTTCCATGTCCGCGACTTGTGCCGCTTCCGTAGCCGCCAAAGCCTCAAGCGCGGCTTGTTCATTCGGCGCGGGGTTGCGCATCTGTTTCGCGCTTGTGAGGTCATTGTGGAACTGGTACTCCGCGCCCGCGTCGATAGAGGCCACGCGGCCCAAGCCTCCGGCGGTAAGGCGCGCCCATCCGCGCAAGCCAGTTTTGAGAGTCGCGCGCGATTTAGCCGCCGCCGCCTTAGACAAGCCGACAAGCAACGCCATCGGAAAGCCTACGGATTGTTTGCGGCTCGTTGCTATGCGCCGCGCGAAGTTCCTCAAGGCGTTTTCGCCGTGTCCAATGTCGCGCCCCTTTGCAAGCCAACTGTATAGCCGCCATTGGCGAGACGAGAAGAGGCGAGAAATGCGCGCCTTAGTAGCCTGTGAAGGTTGGCGCGTCTTGTGATAGGCAACCGCTTTGCGCGCCCATTGAGAGAGGCCGCGCCATTGCGCCGCCTCTAGTGTTTTCCCCGCGACGCGCGCGTATCTCTCTGCCGTGCGCTCGAAGTCTGACACATCGACCTGTGCGGATATGTCTATCATAGCCACGCCTCAAGGCTAAGAGTTAAGCACGGGTCACAAGGTGTGCCGCGTACCGCCGCGACACGATAAGCGCGGCCCGTCCCGATATGCACGCGGTCGCCTATCTGCGGCAACCATGCGCAATCATCCGCAACCACCGTGACAGTGGTAGCGGCGTCGAGGAAACGGGCCGCGCCATCGTCTGCAAATGTCTCACCGCCGCCCGCCATGTCAACGGCGGCGTTGCACGAGAACCGCCCGCGCCCCGGCCTCGAAATGGTCACGGGTTGCGGGAAGTCCTCGCACATTGCGCGCGCGTCTGCGGCTAGGCTTGCGGCGGTGAGTGGCATGGTCACACCTACGCGGTGACGAGACGGACCACGGAGTCCTGCGCCTTCTTGACGCCGAAGAGCAAGCCAAGCTCGGCGGTGATCGTGCCGCCGCCCTTGACAACTTCGGTGTACTGCAAGGAGAGGCCGGAAGCGGGTTCCGTGACAATGCGGCGGTAGGCCACATCGCCAAGGCCGGAGGTGACAATCTGCTCAGGCGCGCCAGCGGCAACCGCGATAGCGGAGCGACCAATGACGGCGGCGACGAGGTTCTCGCTGTTGTCGGGGAGGTCGCTGTATTCGTAAGCGTCATAGCCGAGCATACCGCCGGGAATGCGCCCGTCGGCAATCACGTTGCGGTCATCAGCAATGGCGAGAGCGAGAACAATCTGCTGCATGACAGCCATTTTGCTAGCAATCGCGGAATTGCAGATAAACGCGCCAGGGACGTTCTTGAGTTTCGCCTTTGCGGCGGCGCGAATGTCACCAAGGGTGTTGATATCGAAAGCGGCAAGGGCCTTTGTTACGACATCAGCGGAGGTGCTTCCGTAGTTGGCGGCGGTGACGAGGCCGAGAGCGGAGTCAACGCAAGACTGCGCGACGGCGACGGCGGCTTCCTTAATCTGTTCGGGCCACCAGGCGGCGAGCAGACGAGAGGAAATGACGCCCTCAACCGCGTCGAAAGCGGCGGCCTTGAACGTATCGACCTCGACGCCTACGCCAGTGACGGAGCCGCTAGCGGTGGCGAGAGTGCCGGGGGTCTTGTTGGCAACGCTCACATTGCCCACGACGGGGACAATGTAGGTATTGCCCTTGATGAGTCCATCCGGGTGGTCCAACTGCGTGGAGAACGCGCGGAAGTAAGGCAGAATCGCCTGTATCGCGCCGATGATATAATCATCAATCTGAGCCTCAGAGAGGCCGGTGTAGGTAGTTGCCATTGTTTGTCATCCTTTCTTTTGGTTGACGGTTAAGGCTTGTTCCGCACGGCTAGCGGAGGCCGAGTTCTGCGCGGTGAGCGGCCCGAAATGCCGCCTTTTCGCGCGGGGTTTTAAGTTTCGCGTACTCCGCATTTGCGGCGTCGCGCGAAAGGGTCGGGGCCGCGTCCGCGCCAGCGGGAACCGTGGTAGTCTTGGCGGCGGCGGCGGCGAAAGCGGGGTCGGAAAGCGCGGCTTTCATGCGGGCGTTTTCCTCTTCGATAGCGGAGAAACGCGCCTCAAGAGCGGCGAGGCGGTCGGCAAATGCGGCGGCTTGTTTCTCGTCGCCACATTCGGCCTCTTCCTCTTCGTCTTTCTTTTCCTCTTCGGGCGTCTCTTCGACGGGCGCGGGTTCCTCGGCGGGGGTTTCGGGCGGCGTCTCTTCGACGGGCGCGGCCTCATCCTCTGCGGCGGTGGTTTCTTCGACGGGCGCGGCCTCTTCGGGCTTGTCCTCGTCCTCTGCGGCTTGCGCCGCGAGTATCTTCTGAATGCGCTGTGACATGGTTAGTCTCCTACTTGAGCCGCCATTGTTAAGGCGAGAGAAACAGCGGCCTCCATGTCTCCCACGCCGTCAGCCATATTTGCGTCAACGGCTAAACCGCCGACGAGGCAACGCCCATCCAGTATGTCCGCGCTAGGCTCGTCCCCCGCGCGGCCCTTCATCACTGCGGCCTTGAAGAGGTCCGCGACATAATCGACTTGCCCCTGCAAAGTTGCGCGTTGCTCATCCGTCAACGCCGTGCCGGGATAGCCGACGCCCTTGTTTGCGCCGCTTGAAAGCATCTCGACCTTTAGGCCCTTCGCGTCATACGCGCGGGACTCGTCGAGAAGCGCGCAATAAACGCCCACGCTCCCTATGTCAGCGGTCGGCCCGACGATTAAGGCGTCGGCTTGCGAGGCTATCCAATAGGCCGCGCTTGCGCACTGGTCTGCGGCGTAAGCAATGCAAGGCTTTTCAACGCGCGCAACCGCTTCGGCGCATTCCGCGACACCCGCGACCGCGCCGCCGGGGCTATCGACGTCGAGAACAATGGCGCGCGCGGCTAGGTCGGCGTCGGCGGCTATCACTGCGGCGCGAACGCGGTCAACGTCGCAACCGCCGCAAGCCATAGCAAGCCCCGACAAGTGCCGTCCGCAAATACCATGCAGAGGAACAACGGCGACGCCATCGGGCCGCAAATCGTACAGGCGCGGAACCTCTACCAGTTCATCGCCCTCGTCCTCGTCTCGGTCGGCCTTGAGTCCTGCAAGCCGCCCATCAATTGCGGCGGCAAGCTGTGAATCAATCGCGGCAAATGCGCGCGGCTCTATCGCAACGGGCCGCGCCCTCAGTTCACGCGCCAATCTCCAAAGCGGGGGCATTGTCATTGCGCGGCCTCCGTTTCTGTTGGCGGCGTCTCGACGGGTGTGGCGGGGGTCGGCGTCTGTCCGGGAATCTGGATATCAGAGAGCGAACCCGCCGCGAGTCCGTACTCTTCTTCAATGTCCGCCGCCATGCGCATTTCGGCGGCGCGTTGTCTAAAGGTTTCCTCAAGGTCAAGGCCGCGCTCTGCGGCGGCGGCGGTAAGTGTGCCGACGCCCATGCGAATCTCTTGCATTTCGGCCTGTATTGCCGCTTGCGGGTCTAGCCACATTACGGCGGGGCGTTGCCACTGCCAGCGGTCCCATTCAGAGCGGCCCCGCGAATCTACAGGCGCGGGCGGCAACTCCTTGCGCCGTATTGCCTCGGCAACGCGCCACGCCATCACGGGCCGTATTAGCGCATCCTCAATCCAGTCTTGCCACGCCGCTACGGTCACATGGACCTGCTCAAGCGCGGCCTTTGAACTTGCAAAAGTGCCGCCGCCGAAGTACTGCAAGAGAAACTCATACGGCAACCGCACCGCCATCCCGATAAGGCGCAAATTCAACTCGACAAAAGGCGAATACTCGCCGCCGGGTTGATTGTTTTGGAAAGGTTGCAGTTGTTGCCCTTCCTCCAGTTCGTAAATCATCCCGTCGCGGAAACTTGAGAGCGGGTGTGCGCTGTCGCTCTTGGTAGTGTTGCGGCCCTTGAGTCTGCCGCCGCCAGTCAAGCACCATGCGGCAAGCGCGCCCATTTTGTACTTCTTCAAATTCGCGGCGTTAATCTCGCCGAGGTCTTGCATTGCGTTTGCGACAGTCGCCAATTGAGGCCACCCGCGCACTTGGTCGGGACGCCAACGCCACGCAACATGGAAAGCGGACGGAACCCAACGCGCGGGGCTTGTGTCTGTCACCTCGCCCGTGCGAGGGTCGCGGTCGGCTATGCGCCACGCGGTCACGCGCCCCGCCGCGTCTAGTCTGTATGCCTGGTTACTCCCTGCTTCGGGCCGCACCCGTTGAGACTCGACAAGAGTCAATTTTCCGTCGGGTTGCGGAATGCAAAACAACTCGCCGTCGAAAAGACGCGCGCGCACTGCGTGCCGCACGACCTCGGCAAAGTTGCACCGCCCGGAAGTCTCGCAGTTGCCAGCCCACGCGCGGAACCATGCCTCGGCGTCTGCGTTCCATTTGCGGTCGCTTGTCCGCGCCTGTAGCATGAGCCGTGAGCCTACCACGTTATCAGCAAGCCCCTCGGCAACGCCCGCCGCAACTGGATTGTTGCGCCGCAAATCGTGACAGCGGTTTACTACCTCGTCGCGGTCGCTCTGCGGTAAGAGTTTGTCCTCGTCCGCATTGATATCGCGGCCCATTAGGCGCAACGAGGCGCGCGCGGTTGACTCAAGGGCGGCGTCGAGTATGGACCTCCAAAGGCTCATGGGATGAACGCCCTCCTTAAATCCGCGACAAGCGCGCCGCCGCCACGCCGCAACATTGCCAGTATTTCGTCGGTTAGGCTTTCGACCTCATGTTTCACCGAGGCCATTGCCGCGCGGGTAACAGTGCGCCCCGCTATTGAGTAACTAGTGACGTCAGCGGAAGATGCCAAAGCGGCGCAAGCCGTGCGGAGGTTGTACCAGTCATCAATCAGCGCAAGACACTCAAGGCGCGCGAAGTCATCATCAATCTGACTCGCGGCCTCTCGCCAAAGGTCGGCTAGTTGCTTTATTGCGCTTGTCTGGTCTGCCATTGCGATTCTAGTCTAAATCGCAACGACTGAAAAACAATGGAGAGGCCACTTTAGTTTTTGGGCATAACCATGCGTTTCGCCCTTTATCCATGCGGCTCAACTGCGCATTTTGTGGCGCGTTTTATTCGTTGAAAGTTTTTCAGTTTTGAGGCTCGGCGGGTTCTTCGCTCTTTTTCTCTTCCCCGTCCTCTACGATTTCCGCTGCCTCGGTCGGGCGTATGCCGCCATACCAAGCCGCGAGGATTGATAGTTTTTCCGCGTCCGTGAAATGCTCTGGAAGTTTGCGCGGGTTTATCCATACGCCGTTGCTACGATACATTGCGCTCATCTGTGAAGCATAGTCGGGATCAGAGCCGAGGCCGCGCGGAATCTCCCAAAGCGGCGCGCCATCTGCGGCGGTTACCCGTGCGTGAAGCATATCGAGAAGCGCGTTAGAGTTGGCGACAAGAACGGACACCGTTCGCCCATAGCCGCCGCGCCTCCCCTCGTCAATGTTGCGCGTTTGTTGCTCAAAGACGGCGGGAATGCGGAACCCCGCGACGCCGATTGTCGGCCAAATGCCGGGGTATCTAAGCGCGGCCTCATAGACCTCGTCGCTCCTATACCGCGCGTCCACACAACAAGCCTCGGCGTGATACTGTGATAGCATCCCGTCCAACTCCGCGAACGTGCGCAACGTGCCGCGCCACACCAACGCGCTTGCGCAGTCCTCACGCCTGTATTGCCTCAAGACACAAACGAGGTAATCTTGTTGCACGTCGACGCCGCCGTAAACTACAACATCATCAGATTCAGGCCACCGCCGCGCTCCCTCGTCATAGTCCCCTTCCCTCGCGCGTAGTTGCTCGTTGGTCACGCGGGCGTCAACGGGGATATACGGCTCGGCAAGGTCGCTGTTTACGAAATCTTGAAGAGCGACGGGGTCGGCCTTGATACGCACGAACTTAACCGCCAGTTCTGCGGGTGTTACCCACATGGCAAGGAGGGACGGCAAATGGAACGATACCACACCCGCCTCGGCCTCGCCGTCTGCGCGGTGAGACTTCCACCGCCCCGCCCGAACCGCCGCGCGCCGTTCGTGTTCGCTCCACGCCTCCCCGCATTCGGGGCAATGAACCGCCGCGAGGTCGGGCCGTCCTTCGGGCCATTTGATATTCTGCCAACGGAGCCGCGAAAATGCGCCGCACTTTGGGCATGGGACTTCATACTCGCGCATATCCCCGCGTTGAAAATGGCGGTGAATAAGCCCCGTCGGCGTTGTCGGCGTGGAAATCATCACCGCTTGCCGATTCCAATACGTTTTCTGCCTCTGCATGGCTAGTGAGACGATATCGGCCTCGCCCCTCAACGCCTCCGGCGGGTATTTATCAACCTCGTCAAGAAGCACATAACGAATCGGCCTTGATGAGACTTGCGCGGGGGAGTTGCCGCCCGTAAGGTGTACGGTCGCGCCGTTTATGCGATACTGCAAAAGTTGCCAGTTGGCGCGACGGTCGCTAGGTATCAGCGGCGCAAGCGCGGGCGAATCCTCAAAAAGCGGTTGAATGCGCGTCGCGGAATTAGACCGCGCCAAATCCTCAGAGGGATAGACAACCAGGGCGGGCGCGGGGTCAGCCGCGACGGCATGAGCCAACCACGCATAGCCGAGAGTAGTCTTGCCCGTCTGCGCCCCCGCCTCGACAACTACAAGCCGCGTTGTCGGCTCGTCTAGCGCGTCCATGATTCCGCGCAAATACGGCGAATTGTCCAAGCGGAACGGGCCGGGGAATGCGGTAGGTTGCCGCGTCCCCATGACAAGACACCGCTCCGCCCATTGTGCAAGAGTTTCTCGCGGCGGCGGCGCGCAAAAGGTCAAAGCATGGTATTTCGCCGCCTCAGTCATCATGCGCCTTTAGTCCCTGTTCAGCCATTTCGGTCACGGCGGGTATCAGTTCCTGCGGCAAGCCACACGCGACGAGGTAGAACGCCGACGCCTCTAGCCGCGCCTTGTACCATGCATCGTCATGCGGCCCCGTCGCAATCGCGGCCCATGCGCGGTTTAGATCGTCTAGCAAGTCACGCGCCGCGTCCCCATCCCGCTTAATGCTACGATACCACCACAGGCGCGCGCCCGCGAAAAGGTAGCCATCCCGCGCCAACTCGCGGCCCATGCCGCCGCCGCCATTGAGAGCGACGCGCAACGCCACGCCCATGCGAATGATAATTTCATCTACGGAGGCGCGCGCAATCAACTCTAGCGCACGAGGCCAGCACCGCGCGCCGCGCTTGGCATAGAGCCGCCGCAACCGTACCGCCACGCGGTCTAACTCGCTTCGCCTCCGTTTCCGCTTCATGCGTTGCCCTCCATGTCAAGGCTATCAAGACTTGCCAACGCCTCCAACGTGCGCCGCACGTCCGCCTCTAGCGCGGCGGCGACGGCGGGTATGCCTCCCGACGCGGCGGCGTCCGCTAGGGTCGGCGCAATCCGCGCGGGCATAGCCATTAGCGCGGCCCGTATGCGCGCACCGTCCTCGCGGCAATTGGCCTCGACTTCCGCGCGCGGGATTAACTCGCCCCTTGCGCGGTCATAGTCCATGCGCATTTTCATAGCCTTGATTATTTCCTGTTGCCGCCGCGCTTCAGCTATATCAAGTCCAGGCTTTTGACTTGAAACCACACTTGAAACTCTAAGCCGCTTGCGCGAGTTGCGCCAGTTCTCCGCGACGATACGCGAAATTTTGCCGCCGACAAACCCCGGCGCGCCCGCGCGTGAAAACATATCATGCACGGCTTGCGGAGTCACGCCCCAAACCGCCGCCAGTTCGGATTTGGTTAGCATTTCCGCGCTAGATTGTTCGCCGTCATCCATCAATAAAGTTTTCAAGTTTCAATTTGGCCCGCGCACTCTCCTTAATCGCGCCCGCGGAACCTGCTTTTTTCGGGGCCTCGGTAGTACCTACCCGGCCCCCCACCCCACTCAGTTTTGAGAAACGAGGTGGTTACATAGTACCACACGCGCGCGAGGTTGCGCAATACCCTTGAAATCGCGTAGAATCGCGCCAGAACGCGCCGCTCGTCCGCGAGGGTACGGAGACACCTCTGCGAGGCGAAACGCGCGCCACGGGCCTCTACGGGCCGTTTGCGGGGCCTTTAGGCGTTTTGAGTTGCTCGCGGAGCCAATAACGCGCCCATAGCATGACATGATGAACCGCCTCGGCGCGTCCGTCCGCAAAGATGAACGGGATGCCGTACCGCGCTTCAAAGGCCGCGACGCTTGCGCGGATTGAACGGGGCCGCGCGAGAGAAAACTGGAAGTCCTGGCACATTAGCGCGGAATACGGGGCCTCGACGAGGACGCGCTTGAACTGGAATGCCGCGAGGCGTTGCAGTTCCCTCTCAAACCGCGCGCGCCCGTGCGTGAGGCTACCGACGAGGTCTTGCAGTGACTTGCGCTCAATGGCGAAAGCGGACTCGTAGCCCAAAATGGAATAGTCGGCGGTCTTGAGAGTGCCGCGAACATACCAATGGCGTGGTATCGGAAGCGGTGCTTGCTCCCGCGTGTCAATGACGATTTTGAAGGCCGGAAACTGCTTCATGGAAACATTAATTTACTAAAATTCAGTAACGAGTAAAAAAAGGGGTGATTTTGGCCGCATTCTGGCCCGCGGCATTGCGTTACGGAAATTATTTTCCCCCCTTTAGGGGGGAATAATTTTAGTATCGCAATGATGCGGTTTTTAGTATCGCAATAATCGGGGGTATGGTTTTTCGATTGCGATACTAAAACTAAAATTGATTTGCGCGCTGTCGAAAAACGGCGCGAAACGCGGGGGGAAAATGCGCCCTGCGTGGCGTGTCGCAAATATACAATGCCGCTCATGAGCCGAGGCCCTCCACATAATCGAAAAGCGGGGAATCAGCCGCGAGACGGGCGCGCGCTATTTCGCAATAATTGCGGCTCATCTCAACGCCGACCGCGCGCATTTTTAGGCGTTGCGCCGCGAGTAGGGTAGTCCCGCTACCCGCGAATGGGTCTATGATAGTCGCACAACGCGGCAATGTTGCGAGAATGTACAATATGACTTGCAAAGGCATCTGGCAAGGATGCGCATCAACTCCCTTGGTCACATTCTTCACTTGGTCGCAATAAAGCCAGTCATAACCGCGCGCCCTTAGGCCCCGCTCCATGCGCGCTTTAATGCGCTTGTCGGTCGGGTTCTTGTACTCCCCTAAGCCGTCGAAACAAGGCTCAATGCCGAAATACGCGATGTCTCTGTGTTGGCGCGCCGTGTTAGAGTTGTAGACCCATGACACAACGCGCCGCGGCGGCTTGCCTAGCGCGATGCTCAACCTGCTAATGGCTTCGGGATAGTGGACAACCACGGACGGGCAAAAGCCTAACACCTCCGCGAGAAATGCGAAATACTCCGCTTCCGCGAGGTTGTCCGCATAATCCGCGTAATGGTACCCGACATTGAACGGCGGGTCTGTCACGATGACAGGGAAGAACGCGCCCCGCCTCAATGCGCAGATGTAGTTACGGCAATCACCGCATATCACGCGCGCGGTCATGGCTCGTCGGCCTCCCCTGCCCCGTCGCGCATGAGTTTTGCCTTGTACTTCTCCGCACCCGTCGGCGTGGTCACGAAAGTGCGCCCGCCCTGCCGAGGCGAGACGCGCACCAACTCCCCGCCCCTGTTCATCAGTTCATCTTGCAAGACGAGGTCGCCGTCTCTAAGCATGGCGTTTAGCGCGTCATTCTTCTCGGCTTGCATCCCGACCTTGACGGCGGCTAGAACCTCGCGGCGCGTGAGCATGGCGTCTCCCGCGTGGTAGATCGCCCCGGCTATGTCAATGCGCAACTGCGCGGCCCGTTCCTCTGCGCTTTGCGCTTGCGCGGGCCTCCCGACCTTGCCGCCGCCGCTCCCCTGCCCCGCTCCGTGCCGCGAGGCCATTTCCGCGAGGCGTTTGCGCGAGGCCGCGCTCTCGACTATTGGCGCGATGGTCGGGTCGGGAACAAATACGCCGCCGTCAAAACGGGCGGTCACCTCATCAATGGGCGGGTGTCGTAAAACGGTGTCGAAAACGCGCAACTCTTTCGCGTCCGCGTGGCAGAGAATGCCGAGAAGGGCCTCAGGATAACGGACAAGGATTGAAGAGCCTGAAACCATGTCGCGCAAATTGCGGTCGCCGTTAAAGCCTTTTGGCGCATGATAAACCATTATCAGAGTAATGCCGCTTTTCTGAATCTCCTTCATTTCGTCGATTGCCGCGATAACTGATTCCTGGTCTATTTCATCGCCCTTAAAGATTTGATAAAAGGGGTCAATCATTAGCACCTCCGCGCCGACCGCTAGCGCGTCCGCTCTAAGTGCGGACCATGTTATATCTTCGTTTTTGAGGTTCTCGACAAACAAATTCATTGCGAGGATTTCGCGCGGGATGTTGAACGCCTCAACCATTGCGCGTGTGCGCCGCTTGTACTGGCGCGCGGAAATCTCAAGGTTTGCCATAAGGACGCGGCGCGGCCTCGGCACTGCGTGAGCCAAGAAGGGAACACCCGCCGCAATGCAGATAGCCAACTGGAGAGCCAAGAACGATTTACCCGCTTTCGCGCTTCCGACAATGGCGACATTCTCCCCCGCCTCAAACAATCCGTCCACAATGTAATCGTCGGCCTCGTCGGGCGTGTCCAACCAGTCCGCAACATTCTGCGCGCGTCCGCGCTCGACCGCTTGCGCGAACTCTATCGCGTCGCTCATGTCATGCGCGCTCATGTCACCGCCTCGGCCTCCAAAGCGCGGCGCGTGTAGTCGAATCGGTCGCCGCAAATGCGCGCCAACCATGCGCCGACGTTCCGCGAGGCGTATTGCCTGTACTTGCGCCGCAAGGCGGCTAGCATGGGCCGCGCCGCGCTCCATGCCGCCTCTGCGCGTCCGTCCGTGTCCGTTGCCGCATAGGGCCGCGCCGCTAGGATTGCCGCGCGCTCGACCGCCTCCAAGTCCGCGAGGACGCGTAAGCGCAACCCGTGCAGACCGAGCACGTCCATCAGCACGGCCCAAATGTCGGCCTCAGTGCCGTACTTGCCGAGGGTGCGTACAAGTGTACGCATGGCCTCGGCGTCCGTCTCCGCGCGCGTCGCCAACTCGATAGCCACGTCGAACGCCGCCTCGTCTGGAATCTCGCGCCCGACCTCTACAGGCGGCGAAACTGGCGCGGGCCTCGGCGGTAGCCGTAGCGGTCGGCCTCGCGGCGGCTTGGCATGGAGAAAGAACCGCTCCCTATCATGCGCCGCGCCCATGTTCGCCATCCTTCCCGATTGCGGCCCTAATCATGCGCACGAGAACGTAGAACGCCACGCCGCACAGAGTGAAAGGCCATACCGCCGACATTAGCAAGCCAATAACGCCTATGCCAATCGAGAACCTTTGCACCTCTTCTGTATCATCGTTGCGCGTGTAAAATGCCAATCCCAACGCGCTAATGATAAAACCCGTGATAAGGTAAATTAACACATCTCTCGGTGTGCAAGCCTCTACTGCCATAGCCATGCCCCCTTGATGAGTTTCGCAATGTAAAGCAGAAGAGCGATAATAATGAGCGTATCGCAACCGCAACCGATTGAATATTCATCCTCGTTCATTGCCTGCCGCCTTTCTCGCGCCTCGCGCGCTTGCGGTCATCGGTCATGCCACCGCCGCACATCCGTTGCACCTGCGCCCATGTCAGCGCGCCAATGCAGAGGTTGCCGTGAAAGTCGCTTGTCGCGCGGTCTATCTTGCACACGGCGCAATGTTCGGGGGCGTGTTTACAGGTTCCGTCTAGCGCAAATGCGCAGTTGTCTCGCGTTAGTTCGCTCATTGCTTGCCGCCTCCCTGCCGCTCTGCTTCCTTTCGCGCCGCCGCCTCTTCCTCGGCTATGCGCTTCGTGACGTGTTCGGAAATCATAGCGCACATCTCTTCTGCCGATTGCGCGCACCACGGCGAAATCAGCCACACATGGATAACGCGCAACGCCGTTAGCAGACTTTCGCGCCGCGCGTCCAGGCGTTTGACAAATGCTTGCTCCGTGCGGGTCATTGCTCATCCTCCAAAGCCTCTCGCGCCTCGCGGACGATACAAGGGTCGTCCATCAACGCCGGCTCGTGATAGTGGCTCTCCAATTCGTCGCACAGCCGCCGCACGAGGTCACGGAGGCGGTCGCGCTCCATGCTCCAGCCGAGGAGTGTGCGCTGGAGCTTGCGCGTCGCCTCCACGCCGTTGACGGCCTCGACGATTAGGGCCGCGTCGGCCTCGCTGACGAACAGTGCGACAAAGCCGCCGTCGGCGGCCTCGACGTGAAAGGTTCGGTTGACAATCTCCACGTGCCACGGCGTCGGGCTATGCTTGTCCATTCGGGGCCTCCTTTGCCTTGGCGAAGAGCCAGTCGAGGAGCATCATCCAGTCGGCGTCGTCCCAATCGTCGCCGACGGGCGGGCCGTCCGGGTACGCGCCGAGCGCCTGGGCGGTGTTCGCGAATCGGTCGCAGTTGCGGGCGGGCGAGGCGAGGGCGGCGCGCTCCCGCTCCGCCGCCGCCTCGGCGCGGTCGGCCCAATCCGACAGGACTTGATGCCACGGCCTATGTTCGGGGTTCCCGCGCTTTTTGGCTTGGAAGTAGGTGCGCATCTCCGCCACGATGTCGGCCAGTGTCTCGTTATTCGTCATCATCATCGTCATCATTCCCCTCTTCTCTTCGGCGGTCCCCCTCGGCCTCTTCGTGGTCAAGGATTGCCTCTTCGTAATACTCTATTGCCTCTTCGTCTCCGTCCGCTTCTGCAGCGCGAAGGTAGTCTCTTATTCCGTACATGGTTGCCCCTTTCTTGCGGCCTTTCTAGCCGCATAGTTAGCGCGTTGCCGCGCGTTGATTTCGTCCTTGTGCGCCGCCGTGAACGCGCGCCGACTCTCGACGATACGCGCCGCCGCGCACTCTGCGCAATACTTGTGCGCCGTGTCGATTTCCTTGCCGCACCTCAAGCAGTTGCGCGAGGTTGGGCGGGGCCTGTGCTTCCGCTCTCTCGCGGCCTCGTACTGCTTTCGGCGCGTCTCCGCGTCATGCCGCGCCCTGCATTCGGGGCAATACCGCGCCAGCCGCGAGCCGATGAAATGCGCGCCGCAATCCTTGCAAACGCGCTCGACTTGCTTCTCGCCGTCATTCAGTGCGTACAGGTCAACGGGCGGCGGCGTCTGCGGTTTCGCGGCGCAAGCCTCGCAGAGTCCGCGCGTGAGAGCCGAGGCAGGGAACGGGCGGCGGCAAATCTCGCAATGCGCCACTTCGTGATATTTCCGCGCGGCGGTCATGGTTGCGCCCTCCGTCCCCTGCCGCCGTTGAAATCGACGCGCCCCGCTATCGCGATTGCGCGGGCCGTGAATGCGCGCCTCGCCGCCAAATGCCGCGCGCTGTTTTCGCGCTGGACTGCGGGTCGGCAAGCCTCGCAGTATTTCGCCGTGTGGCATTGCGCCGAGAACGCAGCGCCGCACCGTGCGCATATCCTGTGATATGTCATGGTTGCGCCTCCTTGCCCTCTAGCGCGGTCTCTGCCTCGCGGAGAAGGTCGGCGGCGCGGACGTGGTAACTCTGCCGGGGGTCTGCGCGGTCGATATGCACCTCGTTGCAGTGTCCGCGCCGAATGTACTCCGCAAGCCGCCGCACAAGGTCACGCAGTTTCGCCGCCTCAAGGCTAGCCTCTTTAATGCCGTTGACGGCCTCGACGATAAGCCGCCGCGTCGCCATGCTCGCTGGATTCATCGCGGAGACTACACACGCGCCGTCCGCGTCCCAGATTGCTTGCCCCTCTAGCCGCCACGGGCGCGGCGCGGGGATGTCCAGTTGTTGGCCTGTTGCCATGTTGTTAACTCCTTGTTAATCGTCATCGCGGTTGAACTTGCCGAAGAACGGGGCGGGGCGCGTGTTGTGCCAGTCATCTATCGGCGTTGTCGGCGGCAACTTGTATTTAGTGCCTTTGGAGTCTTTCAACGCCGTGAAATGCGCGCGCTTCTTGTCCTCTGGAAGTTCCGCAATGCGCTTGAGTTCCGCTTCAAACTCATCGTCCGCGTCCATTGCGTCGAAAATGCTCCCCGATTCTTTAGCCTTACGGCTCATGGTTGTTGTCCCCTGTGTTGTTGTTGGTTGCGCGCCGCCGCCGCTTGCGCGGTTCAGCCTACCGCGACCCCGCCACGATTTACCAAAGGGGCCGGGCCTCCCCGCGCCCGTCACTCGACGGCTCGCGGCTAGCGGCGCAAATCGGTTAGAACGGCATTCCCGCGCCGAGGTCTGCGTCTGCGTCAGCCTCGTCGGCCTCCGCCTCCGCGCCTATGCGTTCAATGCTCTTGGCCTTTAGCGAGGTGTAAACGCGCCCGTTGTACTCGCGTTGCGATATCCAAAAGCGCACCGCCACCTCGTCACCCGCCGCGAAATCGTCAAGCCCTTCGGGCAATGTCTCGCCAAAGAACTCGAACGTAGTAGTGTACTTGCCGCGCTTGATATCGACCGTGCGTTTCTGATACTTGCCGCGCTCTTCGACGGGGCTTATGTTCTGGAACGTGCCGCGCATAATCAGCGCGTATGCGTCCGTGATGTCTAGCGCGTCCGTTGTCGCGCCTGTGTTCTGTTCGTTGCTCATGGTTCTTGCTCCTTTCCGTGCTACATGATTGCCTCGATTTCGGCCTGTTGCGCCGCCGCAATTATCGCGTTTTTGCGGTCGGAAAATGCCGCCTTTTGCGCGGGTGTCAGAGCCGCCGCGTACTTGTTCCAAACCGCTTTCAGCGCGTCCATGCTTTCGCAAGCCTTGACCTCGGCCTTGAGTTGCGCGTCGGTTATCATCGGCGCGGCGGGGGCCGTCTGCGTCTGTGTCTGCGTCTGCTGTTTCGCCTGTGCGCTCGCGCTAGCGGCCTTGTCGGCCTTTGCCGCCGCGATTCCCTTCTGCGCCGCCGCCTTTAGGCGCGCGTCCCGCTTCGCCGTGTCAGGATTGTCGGGGTGGTTTTCGGGGTTGTCGGGGTCTGCGCTCGAATCGTCAATCCCGAACAAGCCGCACAAGGCGTATTTGCGCGCATAACTCGAAGCGCTCCCCGTCACCTGTGACTCATCCATGCCCTTTTTGGCTAGAGGCTCACGCGCGTATGCTTCGGAGAAGGTCGCAACATTGCCGTTGGAAATCTCCGCTTTAGCCTTGAGATAGAAGCGGTCGCCAATCTGCATAATGGTGTCGGTCAGGTTTATCGTGAGGCCGTACTTTGCAAGCAGTGGTTTCACCGCCGCGAGGATGTTCTCGGCACTGCGGTAACGATACCCGCCGAAGTTGTTGCTCAAGTCTTTCGGGGCCTTGAGTTCCGCTTGGATTGCCGCCAGTGCGGCGTAAAAGTCTTTTGTTCCTTCCATTGTTAAGCCTCCTAGTAGTTGTGCAAGGTCAGAGTGCGCAGGGCCTCATAGCCGTCGCGCCAGTCGTTAGCCTCGCGCGCCTCCGCAAGCGCGTTGAGTTGCTGCATTAGCCAGTCCTCGGCCTCGTCTAAGTCGGCGGCGAGGATATGCCACACGCCGCAACGAGGCGCGGGGCCGTTCGCGCGCGGCTTCTCCACGCCGATAATGTAGCAGTCCGCGTCAAGTGCGGCGTTTTCCTCATACGCGCGCTTGTAGAATGCCAGTTGCTCAATGTAGCGGAAATCGCGCGCTTGCCACACAAAGCGGTCAATGTCGGCGGTGGTTTTGAGGTCTACGATTAACGCGCGGCCTCCGTTTTCTCGCGGCGGGGCTATCCAGTCAAGGCACGATTGACAAGACAAGCCGCACCAACGAAAATAAAGCGGCGTTTCCGCCTCGCCCTTGTCCAGCAGTTGCGCCGCGACTTCGTGACTACGGACGGCCTTTTCCATGAGCAGGATTTGTGCGGCCTCGTCGCTCGAAACTACGGGCTTGTCCTGTGTCGCTAGCCATTCGGTAAAGGCTTTCGTCTCCCTGCCAAACGGCGCGCCCGTGCGAGGATTGACGGGGCCGTCTGCGACCTTGTACTCGTCAGCGAATGCCTCGCGGCCCTCAAGAATGAGTTTATGCGCCGCGCTTCCGAAGAACATTTCCCGCGTCTCTTCTTTCGGCGGTAGTGCGCCAGTCACGCGCTCGTGGTACTCCTTGCCATTGCGCACAAAGTCCATGAGCGAGTGGAACGAAATGCGCTCCCCGCGCGCGGCGGCGGCGTGGTATGCCGCACGGTCGAAATCTGCGCTAGACATTCGCGGCCTCCTTTAGTGCCTCATCTGCCTTGCGCAGAACTTCGCGCTCAAAATCAATGCGGTCACGCATTTTCGCGGCCTCGCGGAGTTCGTCTATGCCGAAGAATCCTTTGCGCAGTTTGTCGGCAACCTCTTGTAATGTCGCGCATTCGGTCGAAATGCAAAGGTTGTCATATGGCTTGCAGTCTACCATCATTGACGCGACATAGGACAATCGGAATGTGGTGCCGGTGCCGCCGTTGTCGGTTAGTTGCGCAGTAAGGAATATTTTTCCCTGCTGAATGGAAGCATGGCGCGCTTCCTTGTTGAGTACCATTTCCGCGATGTCGGCGGGGAATGGCGTTGTATCCAGTTTACTGGTGCCCATTGTGGATTACTCCTTGTTGGTTGTTGGTGTTGGTGTCCCCTCCGCACTCGCGGCGGGAAGTTGGTTAGAGGCTTGCGGCGCGTAGCGGAAGTACGCCGTGCATGACTCGTGGTTGCAGAGTTGCGCGCCGTGTATGCGGCAATAGAGCCGCCCCTCGGCGGGTTGCCAGTTCGCGCAAGTCGCGCACGTTCGCGGCGGCGTTGCGGTCGGCACGGTGGTTGTCTGCGTCTCGCTCATTGCGCCGCCTCCTTTTTAACAACGGCCTTGCCGCTGTTCGGGGCGTAAAGTTTTGCGACGAGCGGCAATACCATGCGCACGGCGTCATAGATGTCAGCAGCCATTTTCACCTCGCAGTCCAATGCGTCTTCCGACGCGCTTCTGCTTATATCCGCGCGCAATTTCGCGTTGCCGCGCTTGGGGGTCACGATTCTTAATTGGATGGTTAAGGTGGTCATTGCGCCGCCTCCTCGACCGCTAGGCCGTCATCTCCGAAGATTGCGCGGAATGTCTCAAGCGCGGCGCGCGCCTCGATACAGGCGTTTAGCGCGTTGCCGATTTTCTGCACGGTCGAAAAGAACCTCTCGCGGCAAATCTGCGACTCTCTGCAATCGTCCTCGCGTATCACATCGACGAGGCGCGCGTTAGCCATAAGGCCGTCAATGGCCTCCGCTAGCGCGTCCCGAGTCTTGGCCTCGTCTTTGAGTTGCTTCGTGATTTTATTGGTCATGGTAGTCTCCGTTGGTTGTTGGTTGCCCCGCCACCCGGCAAGGCGAAAGTGGTTAATTGTTCGATTGCGCGAAGTCGAAAAGATCGTCACTCTTGACGAGCGAACGCTCCGCGTCGGTAAGGTTGGCGATTGCCACGCGGAAATAGGATGGTTTCAACTCGCACCCTATGAACCGCCGATGATGCCGAATGGAAACATAGCCCTCGGAACCTATGCCCATAAACGGCGAAAGCACGATGTCGCCCGGATTGCTCCAAAGCTTGACGCAACGCTCTATCACGCCCAACTGCAACGGGCAAAGATGCTTTTCGTCTTCGTTGTCCCGTCCCTCTACGAAATTGCGCAGAACATCCCCCTCGTTGATGCCGTCGGTAGCTTGCATTCTGGAAGGGTAATTCTCTTGGAACGGGTAGTGCGGTGACTTCTCATTCGGCATTTTCCTGTACCATACAGGCGCCGCCCATTCGCACCATTCGTCGCCCGTTATCCAACCTTCTTCATTGCCGTACCGCTCTGAAATGCCGCTCTTGATAGGATTGGCGTTAGATCCCGGCTTCTTGAAGACGACGACATAATCCGCAAGCGCTGGCCGTGACATTGACGAATCGGCGGCAAGCGTCTTAAAAAGCAATGTTGCCTCTTTGGTACGGGATGCCTTAAGCATTGGATTCTTGTCGATGGTCACTTCCGAATAGTAAATCCATCCGACCTTCTCCATTGCCCGTATAAGGTCGCCCCGGAAGTCACGCAAGCCGACATAGCCCTCGCGGCCCTTGAAGACTGGCTCCTGTGTCAGATGCACACAGCAGATGCGGCCTGGTTGCGTACACTTCAGCAATGACACCGCCAGAAACTCGAAATGCGCTATCAATTCGCCAAAGTCATGCACATTGCCGACATCTCGCGGTGAATTGGTATAGGCATACATGCCCGGAAAGGGAGGCGAGAAAACCGAAAGGCCAATGCTGTTTTCTGGTATCGCCGCCACTATCTCTATGCTGTCGCCGTTGAAGGCTTTGAACTTGTCGCCTTCCACTTGGTCTATGCACTTAACATCCATTGTCATATCTCCTATGCTACTGGCACTAGCCATTCCGGGAACTCGACTACAAGACGAGGCTTGTATTCCATTTCGTTGCGCCGCGTTGCGGCAACCTCGCCAACTTCCTTCATGGCCTTTACTGTCTCGTCGAAAAGCTCACATGCAAGCCGTTCCTTGCGCTTGATATTCTCGACGACGGCCCCGTCCGTGTCGGCGCAAATCACATAGCACTCGACTGCGCTCTTTTGGCCAAATCGCCAGCAACGCCGCACGGCCTGATAGAAAGATTCGTAGCTGTCTGAAAGACCTACGAATATGATGTTGTGGCAAGTCTGGAAATTCATGCCGAATCCGGCGATTGACGGCTTCGATACAAGTACGCGCAAATCGCCGCGCGCGAAGTCTCGCAGATTCTTTTCCTTGAAGTCAGGTGAATCAGCGCCCTTGACTTGCACCGCGTCTGCGATTGCGTCCGCCAGCGCGTCCCCTTCTGAATTGAGATCGCACCATACAAGCCATTGTTCTTTAGACTGGTTGCACAGTTGCGCCGCGCGCGCCACTCTTGCCGTCAATGTATCCCGTCTCGACTGCCTCCGCTCCGATAGCGATTGCGCCTCAAGCGCGAATAGCAACCCGTCATGCGTCTCGTTGGTGACTGATTCCTCATGCATGACAAGCGGCGGCAAATCATAGCCCTCGTCGGAAAAGCCGATGTCAGACGGATTGCGCATTGCGATAGACCATTCGGCCATCCACATCCAAAACGCGCGCCGCGCGTGTCCCTTCAGCCGCCATGCATGGGCATTGTTGCCGTCCTGTCTGAAGAATAGCGCCAAAATCTCCTTTTCGCGCATAATGTTGAGAAATTCGGCATGGTTGCAGATTTCTATGATGTCATTCGGCGCTGGTGTCGCCGTACAGCAAAGGCGGTACTTGATCGGCTTTGCAAACTGCGTTATCTCCATGCGCGTCTTGCCGTCGTAAGCCTTGAGAATGGAACTCTCGTCAAGCACGATCCCGGCAAAGATGCCGTTTGAGAACTTGCCAAGCCGCTCATAGTTGGTAATGTTGATTGCGCCCTCGACGACATCATTGCCGTCCTCGCACCGATTGACGGCGATGCCGAACTTCTCGCCCTCGCGCACGGTCTGCTCTGACACCGCAAGCGGCGCAAGGATAAGCACGGCCTTGCCAGTACGTTCTACCACCTTGCGCGCCCATTCCAGCTGTTGCGCGGTCTTGCCAAGTCCGCAATCCTCGAAAAGCGCCGCGCGCCCCCGTCGCAAAGCCCATTGGACAATGCGCCGCTGCCACGGGAATAGCGACTGGTTCAAATCGCAGTCATCGACGGCGAATCCTACGGGATCTACAACATCCCTCTTGGATTCCAAGAAAGCCTCATAGTCATTCATTCCGCGCCCTCCCCTAGCACCTCGCGCGCCTCGCGGAGAAGCGCGGTGTCACGTTCGCCGTTGATGTGGTATCTGCGCAGATTGTCGGCAAGCCGCCGCACTAGGTCGCGGAGGCGTTTAATCTCTAGGCCGTTTTTCTGAGCCTCAGCCTCAAGGCGGCGAATGCGCGCGCAATTCCGCGAGTTAAGGTCGCGCACGATTGCGGTTAAGTCTGTTTCCTCGCTCATTCCGCGCCCCCTTCCCGCTTGCGCGTTGCGGCGCGAACGCCCTTCAGGAATCCAGAGCGGTGGCCCTCTAGGTAGCCGTACCCCGCCGCCGCGAGTACCGCGAGGCCAAAAAGCAAAAGGTCGTACCAGTGCATTACCGCGCCTTCTTCCGTATCAAATTTTTGACCTCTTCGACGATTGTGCCAACCAAGACCACGCACCGACACGCCTCCGGGCAAGTACCTAAATGTAACTCGTCCCCGTCCCTCTTCCATTTCTCCGCGCAATTCTCGGTGCAACACGCACAACGGTTAGCAAGGTTTTTCTCCAGTCGCTCTTGTAGCAGGAAAGAGTTGTGTCCTGTCATGGCGTCCCCTCCCCTACCCTATCGCACCGCCGCGACAAACGCCGCGATTTTAGCCGCGAACGCCGTCACGAATGCCGCATTGATGATGATAGCCGCCGCGATTGCCGCGCACCATGTCACGCGCCGCGAGGCCACGCGCGGAGGCTCGTCCGTGCAGTCCTCAAAGCCGCCGCCGTTCCGTGCGGAGGCACAAAAAAGCACCGCGAACCGCCGCGCGGTCCCGGTGTCGGAAATGCTCTCAGTTGCGCTATTGCGCGTACTGGTTGCGAGTTTTTGAGTTGTCATGCTGTCCTTGCCGGACAGCCTCTAAATTGTATCTATGCGCCATGTAATAGCATAAGCCGCTTATGCTACATAACCCGCATTATGCGACACGATTTTCGAGGCTCGTCCTTTTGCCGTGCGCTTTCGCGCTTTCGGCGGGGTTGTTGGTTGTTGGTTGGTGTGTCCGCATTGTCGCGCCTTGCTACTGGTTAGACTCCGCGGGAGATTGTACTTTCGCGCTCTTCGCGGCCTGTGCCGCCTTGCGCGCTTCGGTGTTGCGCTTCCTTGCCGCGACGCTTGCCGCTTGCGCCCTGCGCCCGTGACCAGCGACTGCAAAGCCCTTGCGGGTATGAGTCGCGCCGCCTTTCTTCCCCATAGCAGAGAAGAAGTCTCGAACTGCTTTTGGTGTGCTTGAGTTGCTCATGATAGAAATATCATAGCATAAGCCGTTTGCGCTAGTCAACAAAAATTTTCGACATCGCAAAAAAATGCGCGGGCGCATGAGACTCGCAACCCATGCGCACCGCGCGCCAACAACCCTCACAAAGGATTGATAACAGTATACCACGCCGCGCCGCGCGTGTCTATTGTTTTACGCCTCACGCCTCGCGGCGAGCCTCGCAGAGCAGAGACAAAAAAACCGCCCCCATGCGGAGGCGGTCGGCGGCTTGCTTGCGGCTATGCGCTCATCCAGTATGTATCACAAATGATCTTGTCTGCGCCGTACCGCTTGTACCATGTCCGCGCGCGCTTCTCAATGTCCGCTTTCTGCGCTTTGATTGCGGCCTCGATAGCCTCGCGGTCGGCCTTGTTGAGAGTCCGCACGGAATCCATCCAAGAATATCCCAGCACTCGCGCGGCGGTCATGATGTAGTAGTTTTTTGTATTGTAGCGGTCAACCGCGAGGGTGTCAACGCGTGAATCAAAGGCAAAGGCTTGCGCCTTGTTTGCCTCAATGAAGTTGTCGAGTTTGCGGTTCTCTTCTGCGCGCGCCTGTGCCTCGCGCACTGTCGGGCCGCCGAGGCCCTCATCCTCGCCCTCGTAAAAGCGCGTTTTCACATGAAGGCGCGGGAACTCGATAACTTCGCCGCCGCTCAGTACTGCGTTAAAGGTTTTCTGTGTCATGGTCTTGTCTCCTGTTGGGGTTGTTGGTTGGTGTTGTCCGTGAGGCCTTTCCTCACATTCAACGTATAGTATTATAGCATAAGCCGCTTATGCTATGCAAGTATTTTTTAGTGTCAGTTAAAAATTTTTTCGGGCGCGTTGCAGTCCCCTACACCGCGCCCGTTTCGCCCTTTATTCATGCGGCTTTGAGCCGTTTCGCCTCGCGGCGCGAATGGTCACCGCTTGAGTAAATGCTCTAACGCGAGGGCGATTTGAGGCCGCAACGCGAATAGCGCACAAAGCGGGATGCCCAAGCCAAGAAGCACGGCGGCTATCTCGCGCCGACACTGAATCACAACGTCGCGCCAACTGGAAACGCGCGGCGCTTCTGCGATGTGGATGCACGTTAGCCGCGTCAGCTGGTAGAGGTTATCGGCGATTGCGTCTAGCTTTTCGGCGGGCTTCAGGCCGTTCGTGGTACGGAGCGCCGAATCTAGCATTTCGTCAAGGTCTGCTTTCGCGTCCGCATTGAGTTTGCTCGCGTCGATAGCCGCCTTAGCTAGTTCGTTTCTGTGTTGATTCTGCGCCGTGATAGCCATTGCACCGCCCTCCCCTACTCCACCGCTAGCGCGGTTTTCTCCCACTGCGGCGGCTCATACTCTTCGGGCCGCTCGAAATCGGTGGACACGCAACCCGCGCAACCCGCCGCCGCGAGGCTCAGAGCAACAAGCACCGCCGTCGCAATGTGTCGCTTGTGGTATATGCCGCCGAACGCGCGAACGCCGTAGTATGTCATCGACGAGACGAACGGCGCGAACGGATTGCCCTCGTTTTCCGCGAGGTTGACGGACTTGAAAATGTCATCACCAACGGCGCGCACAACGGACACCTCAACGCCGAACGCCGCCGCGATTTTCTCCATTTCCCTGTACCATGTATCATGTGCAATTGCGCCGGGAATCAGATTCACGCCGAGAAAGCGGTCGGGAAAACAGGACGCGCCGTCACAAATGGAATTGTCCGCCGTGCTTGTGAAAGGGTTGTACCACACCAACAGCGCGGAGCCGTCACATATCGCGTTTACGATTTCGCCGCGATACTCGCCAATAGGCAAGCCGCGCCTGTTGCGGAGGCTAGGAAGAAGCCACTCAGCCGTTAGGCTGTAGCGGTTGTTTGCGTCTTTGCGGAGTTGCGCGCGCACATACTGCCGCGCGGCCTTGCCTCCGGCCTCTAGCAGTTTGCGTGAAATCGTAGCATAGTCCATATTTGCGAAATCTCCTTATTTTGCGCATAAGATTACGTTAGTGCGCCGCTTGCCGTCCTTTGAGCAAATAACGAAAGCGAACTTGTCGGCTTTTCCGACCGCTTGCGTGTCCCAGCCGTTATATGCTTCGGCAATGTTCTTGAAATCGCGCGTTGTGCGGCTCGTGCTAATCCAGTCGAACTTGCCGCCGCGCCACTTGCCGCCGACGAGGCAGAACAGGCAAGCGAGACACGCGGCGTCCTCCTTGCTAGACGCGCCGAGGTTTTCGCAACCGCCGCTCATCCAAGAGTAAGACAAGCCGCCAGAGGTCACGCGCAAGCCCATTATGCGCGCCTTGACGTCTAGCGACGCGCCGCCGCCCTTGAATCCGCCATAGCACCAGTCTAGCAAGGAGAAGTCAACGGCGTCCTCTTCGCTCTTCGCTTGCGCTTGAACTGTTGCATTATCCTCAACAGTTGCCGCTCCTGGCACTGCGCCGCCGTCCCAATTGCCGCACCCCTCCGCGCCAGCATTTAAGGCCGCTAGCGCGAGTTTTCGATTAGGGCCGCGCGCGTATTCAAACCCGACCGCGCGCTTGCCCTTTGCCTTGATAGCCTTGATTTGTGCCGCCACTTGCGCCTCTGTGCAACCGGGGGAAAGTTGCCCCAAGATAATGTCGCACATAGGAGCCATAGGAAACGAGTTGCCGCTAGTGTGGTGTACGCCTATCGGGCCGCTATAGTACCGCCGTACGGCGTCGCGCACCGCCGCCCATTGCCCTGCGCTCCCGCCCTCGTCCATTTCCAAGCCAAGAACTACATACGCCGCGTCGCGGAAGAACGCGCGGCAATGCTCTACGCATTTTGCGGGGTCTTTGAAAAGCTCCTTGAGAAGTGCCGCCGAGTCATCTGTTATTATCCACGGCACAACGCGGAATCCCTCGCGGAGAAGCGCGTTGTATCTCGATAGCATTGCGCCGTAATCCTTATCACGCCACGCGGCATATCCGGCACATTCGCCGTCCCCGCCATTAGCAAGGATAACGTGCGCCGTGTCGCACCCTTTGCCGCGCATCCATGCGACGTATTGCCCGAATTTCGCCTCGTCCATTTTCGGGGATAAAATGTTCATCATGCGGCGGCTCGCGTTTGCGCCGTCCCAACAACTCGCCAAACCTAGCGAAAACGCGCTCAGAGCCACGCCGCGCGCCTCCGCGCTATCATTGCCGCCACCGTCATCGGCGCGAGATTCTGCGGCCTCCTGTGCGGCTTCTTGCGCCTGTTCCGCATTGCGCGCGGCGTCCGCTTCGCGCTCCCATTGCTCGACCTTGCGCGCCGACTTATCAAGCGGCTTTGCAAGCAGTTTTTCGAGCAGTCTCTCAAGTAGTTTCTTCATGTTTCAGAGTCTCCGAAAATAGGCGCGCGGTTCAGCGGTGTGTGTTGTGTTCCAAGCCTAACCCCTTTGTTGAACAACCTTCCACGAATGCCTCCCCGCGCGAAATCGTCTTGTCCGTTACCGCCTCGCGGTCAAAGCCGAATCGCGCCGCGTCATTTGTCCGGCCCGATTACGAACGCGCCCGTCCCCGCGTTGGGGTAAAGGCCATTGCCTAGCGGCCCGCCAGTCGGATTGGCGCGGTCATAGAGGTAGCCTACCGCCGACGAGCCGGAGCCGACGCGGACGGGGATGAAGTCGCGGACGAGTGCCTGTGCATAAATGCGGACGTAGAAAATTTCGCATTTCGGGATAACACCTAGATTCACATCCCCGTCCGCAGTGCGCATACCTAGTATTGGTAGAGTATGGCTTTGGGTAAACACAGCGGCAGTATTAAGCAACGTAGTCCCATTTATCGAACACACGTTCGCATCTTTGACAACCGTGTATACAGTACCGCTGTTAAACCTCTCAGAAATTGACACTCGCCCGTTATAATCACTGGTAATATATGTATCTCCATTACACCCAAATCCATACCCGTCGCCTGCTATGTCATGCGTCCTCGCCGCAAAAATCCATCTAAAGTTTATCGGCCTTTCTAGCATCCTAAAGGTGCATTCTACTTTTAAATCACTATTTGCTAAAACCCCCGTGTCGATGTACTGCCCCCCCGTGGACTCCAAATACTCGACCTCGGCGTCGTACGGCATCGCGCCGCCCGACATCAAAAACGCATTTCGCGCGGCAATCATCATGGCTGGCCTCCCGTCGCGCCGTAGGCGAGCATGTCATCGGCCTCCGCGTCCGTGAGTTGGAGCGCGGCCTTGATGGCGGCGAGGGCCGTCGGCCACTCCGCGTTGTCCTCGTCGAACTCCGTGCAATACTCCCACAGAAACGCGAGGTCGGCGGCGGCGGGGGCCGCGAGGAACGCCGCGAACGCCGCCCATTTGCCCGCGCCACGAATCCATTGCGCGAGATACGAGCGGCGGAACGTGCGCGGCGGCGGCGGCGGGTCGGCCACCTCGGCGTACTGCCACCGAATCTCGCCGCCCTCTTCGACGGGCCGCGTCCGTTCCCAATGCCAGCCCTCGCGCGGCGGCGTGGCGGGCGGCTTATCAATTACAGGGGGCCACCCCAGCCGCTCGTAGTCCTCGGGACGCGGCGCGACGATATAGGAGCCGTTTTCGATAAGCGTGTCTGGCGCGTACTTGACCGCGCCGTCTATCAGTCTTCCACGGTCACGTCTCATTGAGCCACCTCCATTTTCACCGATTTGACCCAGAACGTGTTAGCCGCGACTTCGGTGACGGAATAGAGCCAAGTCTCTCCGCTCGCGGGCGAGTTAGTGAATCCGTCTCCGTACACCGTCGCGCCAGTCGGCGGCGTGAATGTGATACTCCCCGTGTTTCCCGTGGTGTTGGTCACCAGTGCCAGGAAGTCGCGCGCGCCAGTCTGCGGCGAGGGAAAGGTCAGCACGATAGGCGAGGCATTTGACGCAAGCGGCGCAACGCGGTTGACTGTGCGGTCGATAAGTTGCGCGGACGCGGTAATCGTTGCGCCGATGGCGTAGCGAAGCTCAGAGGTGTAGGCCACGCCGTTCAACGCGCCGATTGCGAAGTTGATTTGCTCTGTGACCGTGAACTCAACGGCGGGCGAAAGCGCGATGTCCGTGCCGTACAGAGTCACCGCGCCCGTCTTGGTGTTCACCGAGGTGACGGGCGCGGTCTGCAATGCTGTGTCGGCCTTGCCGAGGCTCGTCTGCACCGCCGCCGCGAGGTCGGTCGCGGGGATGCCCGTCGCGGGTTTGGTATACTTCCCCGCAAGCGCGGCCTGCGTCGCGTAGGTCGCCGCCGCCTCGGTCTTGGTCAGGTAATTGTCGGGGTTGACCGTGCAAACCAACTTGCCGTCCACGATAGCAAGCCCCGCCCCGACTTGAGAGGCGCGCAAATAGAAGTCAATATCAAGGTCAATCAGCGCATCGGGCATGGGCGCGGAAACAACGGGAATCCAACCCGCACCCGCTACGCCGTCCGCGTCATTGACCAACGCCCAAACGGCAACCATTCGCCCCGCCGGAGTGTGAGCGAAGAGGGCCGCGACTTGCTCCGTTGCCAGTTGCAAAAAGCCCGTGCCGCCGCTCCCCTCGCCCGTCGGCGTGAACGCCTCGCAAGCCGCGACCACGGTTTGGTCGGGCGCAACTAAATACAGCGCGGTCGGCGTTGCGCCGCCGATTGTGACCTCTGCCGTCTCGCCCGCGACAAGCCGCCCCTCGACCGTCAAGGCGCGCGTCGGCGTGATTGTGATAGATGTTGCCATGTCTAGCCTCCTTAAGCGTGTACCGCTGAAACGTCGATATAGGTGTCCCGTATGTCAATGCCTTGAAAATCCAACTCATCATCGTAATAGAGCCGGAAGCCGTTGCCGAGGCGGAACGCGTCGCGCGGGAACTGGTCGGCGGCGGTGTACCATATCTCCGCGCCGACGTCCGCCGCGATTGTGACCAACTCTGAGTAGCTCTCTTGTTGCAGGACGAAAATGGCGTCCTCTAATTCGGGCGAGACGAGGTGGTCGTCCGCCATCGCCATCCACTTCGCGTTTGCGAGGGTCGCGTCCCAGGTTGTCATGAGGTCCAGGTCGACGTGGACCTTCAAGAACACGCGCCCCGTCGCGGCCCGGCTCGACGGCTCATGCCAGAGCGCGGGGACGGACGGTATTGCGCCCGAGACCTGTGTGCTTAGGACGCCCGTCGGCAGGTGCCAGCCGTACGCGTCGTCGAAGTTTCGCGTCGTGTAGGGCGTCATGCCCGACTGGCCCTGTCCGTACTCTAGCGGCGTCCCGGTCACGGACTTCGCCATCGGCATGTCCGCAGGAAGGCCCGCGTTAACTAGCGCGGGGGCGAGGTGCAGCGTCCCGCCGAGGGTCGCGGTAATGGTTATCGGAGCGCGGCGGGATGGAGAGCCGTCGGAGCCAAACAGCAACTTGCCGTTGTCCGCCGTCCATGCGGGTATGTCAGGCACTACATTTCGAAAGAGCATTGGCATGGTTAGGGCATTTCCTCCACGGCGGTGAAAACCACGCTCCGCACCTCTGCGGAGACGGAAACCAACGCCCCGTTGTGATTGTGTTTCACCGTCCGCTGAAATTGGAGCAACTGGTGGTTGACGTCGTCGTAGTACAGGCGATACGGGCAGAACTTCGGCGCGGTTAGTTTACCCGTTTGGGGGTCGGTGTCGCCGTAGTCCCATGTCGCCGTGTCCGCCGTCGCGTACGCACCCGACAAAACCACCTCGACATAATCCGTGGTTGGCGTGTCGGGGCCGAAGCCGCCGCCGCCGAGGTCTATCACGCCGACGTCGAGTTGCGTAATGCGCGGGGGCGGCCCCTCCTTGTTTAGGCTGGCGATGGCGCGGTATTCCTGCCCCGGCCGTGTTCCAGAGGCGTCCGCCTTCCAGGCCAGAAGCCACCCGCCGTCGCCATTGTTCTGTACGCATAAAAACGGCGTGCGCGATGATGTGGAATCGGCTTTGAACCAACTGAGGCCCGTGGCCTCGTCTACTCCGTCTCGTCTGGTCGGCGGTGACAACGCGTCCCCGTTGAGCGTGGCCAGGCCGGCGTACACGCGAACACTCCACTCCACCGCCGACGAGGACGCCGCCTCTGGGTAAGCGCGAACCTGCCACGGGTATGCGCGTTGCGCGAGGCCGCTAGGCTCGGCGGATATCGTCTTGCCGCCGGGGCCGTCAGTTATTTTTATGCCGCCGCCCGCAATGGGCCGCACCGCCGTGGTATAATCGACGGCGGCGTTTATCGCGCGGGATCTGTAGCCGCTTATCGGCGCGGGGGGTGTCGGTGTCGGTACGTCTGGCATTTCTTGCGCCTCCTACTGAGGAACTGACGGATACCACGAGCCGCCGGGATATAGCGCGCCCGCCCATTTCCACGCGCCTTGATACTCATATGTGAGGTCGAGGTTTGTGTCAGTCCTCGTCACAGTCAGCCCCGCGAGTCGCCACTCGAACGAGGTCTCCGCCGAAGTGGTGTTGTTTGCGGTTTGGTAGACATACTTCGGCTCATTAATTGCGCCGTTGCCCTCGACGCCGCTCCAAGTGTACACCGTCCCCGTCGCTATCGCGGCGGCGGCGGCCTCCTGTATCGCGGTCACGTCCGCGAGTGTTGAGTAATGCCGAGTCACGCGCCACACAAAGCCCGTCGCTTCCCACTGCGTGACGCCCGCATATTTCAACGCAAGGTATTTTTGCGCAGCCGCGTCGTCGCCCGCGACAAATACGGCATAGTCCCTGTCATCATGCGCGAATGCGTCGTCAATGGCCTCTACTAGCGCGGGAATGGCGTCAAATGCGGGATGAGAGGAAAGCGCGGTCGGGACCGTTATGCTCTGGAGTTGGTAGGTATCGGGCGAGACTGGCTCATTATCATCGGGATAAGAGCCGCCGCCGCCCGCCGTTCCTATGTGAGACGAGTACTCTACCGAAATTTCACTTACGCCCGAACCGCCAGAGGATGAAATCTGAATCGAAAGCGCGTTGTCGCCATAAAATGTTTTGATGTTCCCATAGGCCGCGTCTACGGAGGTTTTGACGCCGCTGTAAACCGCGCGCCGCTTGTAGGCTTTGAGGTCGCACGGCGTATCGTTGACGCGGCTCCATCCGACGGGCATAGTCGCACCCGCCGCAAGGGTTGAATTAGGTTTTACCACGTTCGGGGTCGGGTCTGCCATTGCTATCCCTCCAGAAGCGCGTCGACGGCCTCTTGCAGTTTCGTATTGGCCTCTTCAAACTGCTTTTGTATCGCGGTCAATTTCGCGTTGCGCTCCGCGTCCATGCGCGCGGCGTTCTGCGCGGTCGGATCACTGCCGATTAAGCCGCCTATGCTGTTAAGCGAGTTAATGGCTTGCGGCGCGGAAACTGTCAGCGCGGCAATGTCCGCGTCCCGCTTCTCTACTAGCGCGCCCATCTGCGCCAACAGTTCATCATGCCGCGCGTTGCGTCGCGCCCGTGCTTCTGCGGCCTTTTGCTCTGCGGCCTCTTGTGCCGCCCTGCGCTTCTCTTCCTCCGCGTATGCGGTGTACGGGTCCCACTCGTTAACGCCCTGTTGCAAACGCGCTATAAGGTCGGCTTGCCGCGCCTCTTCTGCGGCCTTTGCGCGCGCCACCTCGTCCTCGTCGAATGCGCTGTAAAGGTTGCGCATGACGAAATTCACGTCTCTTTGCTTGCCCATCGCGGAACGGACAACGCCGCGCGCGCCCCGTGATTCATAGATGAGATTTGACGCGATATAATCAAGCACCGATTTGTCGCCGTTCGCGGCCCGTACCACGTCAGCGACTACGCGCTCGAAGTCCTGACCATTGACGGAAAGCAAATCACGCGCCATGCGCGCGTAGCCTGTTGCGTCTGCCTTGCGCCCCGCCTCTGCGTCTGCGGTCTCTTTGTCGCGCGCCTCCGCTTGCGCGGCGTATCTGCGGCCCGTTACGGCCTCGTTTGCGGCGCGCGCGGCTTTCTCTAGATTGTCAGCGGTTGTGCCTAGCGCGTCCGCGACCTCTTGAATGCCGCCCTTTTTCTCTGCGATTTTGGCGAGGATGTCCGCCAGTTCGTCGGCGGGGATTTTGGCCCGTGCCGCCGCTTCTGTGATAGCCGCGAACTCAGCAGGGGAAAAGCCGTTTTTTTGCGCCGCGTCTGACAGTTTGCGCCCCGCTTCGGCGGCGGCGGCGGCGGCTTGCTTTGCGGCCTCGCCCGTGCCGTTTATCCAGTTTTTGAGGTCTTTGTATAGGTTTATGGCCTGTTTCGCCATCCCGACGAAACCCGCGATAGAGGCAATAATGTTAATCGACTGCGTAGCGGCTTGAATAGCCTTGAGTCGCGCGGTCACGTCACGCGCGAATTTTGAAACCTCGTTTTTGGAGAGGTCCAACTCGCGTTTTAGCCCTGTCGAATCTCCCGTGAGTTTAGTTTCGATTTTCGCAGATTTAGCCATGATTGACGGCCTCCGCTAGCGCGGCAAAATGCTCATGTTCCTCGCGCGTCTCAAATTCTGCGGCGCGGTCCAGTTCCGCAGAGCAAACGGCGTGAGCGACTATTTCCGCGCAACTCGCGTCCCATGCGCTATGCCGCGCCCATCTCGACGGACTACCAAAGCCGTGACGCGCGCCAATAACCGCAAGCCGCCACGCCGAGCCAAAGGCTAGCCGCTTCGCGTCCGTAAGTTTTTCGCCGTCACGCACAAACCGCTCTGGATACCACAACTCGCGGTCTATGTAGTTGCGCACTTGCGCCCATGCGGCGCGCGCGTCTCGCGGCCTCCAGAATAGGCTTAGAAATGCGGACACCCACACGGAGCCGCGTACCATGCGCCGCGCAACCCATTCGGGGCCGAACAGAATGGCGCGCTCGACCGCGAGGGTGTCGCGCGTTTCCTCGCCGCCGCAAATGCAAGGCGCGGAAATGGCCTCAAGCCAACCGAGGCGGCGCGGCGTCAATCGGCGGCGCGTCTCGGCTTGCAGTTCGGCTATTTGGGGCCATAGGCGCATGACGGGGCCACGTTTAGGCAGAGGTCCAGGCGTTAGCGTTGTTGGCGTATAGAGTCATTGAGATTCTGCACACCGTCGCCGTCCGTGTGATCGTGCTTTCCTCAACGATGAACTTGGTTGTGCCAAGTGTCAGCACGTCGCCCTTTTCCGGCGCGGTCTGTTCGGCAAGGAGTGCGCCCTCTGCGGTGTACCGCTGGCCGAGGTTGGAAACAACCGCCACGCAATCGTCGCCATTCTCGTCGGGGACGTACTCCACATTCCCACTTGCCGCCTCGCTTTGGTTGGCGCGAATCATCACCGATATTGTATTGGAACCAAAACCCAACTCAACGGTCTTGCCCGCCGAGGTTGCGACTTG